CAAGTCGTTAAAATCGGCGAAGAATTACTGCTTGTTACTGCTGTTGATTCTGTAAATAAAACATTGACAGTAGTACGCGGATATGCCGGTACGACTGCGGCTGCAATTGCCGATGGTGCAAAAGTTGAAGTAATGTTCGTTGAAGGACAAGAAGGTCGCGACGCTCGCGATGCTCGCTTTAAAGCTCGTAAACGTGTTTCTAACTTAACGCAAATTTTCGATGACACAATCGAAATTTCCGGTACTGCCCAAGCGGTAACTCAATACGGGGTAAGCGATCTATACGAATATGAGAAACAAAAGAAACAATTAGAGCTTGCGCTTCAATTAGAAAAAGCGGCTATCAACGGTATTTACTTTGATAACGGAAATATTCGTCAAATGAGAGGTATTCGCTCGTTTATCCAAACTAACGTTACTAACGCTAATGGCGACGCGTTAACTGACACAATGATTAACGACGCTGCGCAAGCAATCTACGAAAAAGGCGGTTTCGCAAGCGGCGGTAACTACGTAATTATGGTTCCTGCGAAACAAAAACGCGCTATTAGCCAATTTAACAGCTCCGATATTCGTTTAGAGCGCCAAGACAACGGACGCGGTTCCGTAGCTGATTACTTCGTTTCTGACTTCGGTCGTTTCGAAATCGTATTAAACAACAACTTGGGAGCTGACGAGTTGTTTATCGTTGATACAAACCGTATCGCAATCCGTCCGTTGCAAGATCGTGCGTTTTTCCATAAATACATGGGCGAGCAAGGCGATTACACACGCGGAATTGTCGTAGGTGAATATACGCTTGAATTCCGTCAAGAAAAAGCCCATGCTCGCATCAAAGGTTTAGCTTAATCGAACGTCTAACTAGCGCTCGCGCCTAACAGCGCGGGCGTTTCGTTTTAAAGGAGGGGTAACGTGGCAGTTTACGAATCCAAGTACGCAGAATTAGCGTTTTATGTTGACGGTAAACTTCGCAAATTCCAATACGGGAAATATCAAACGGAAGACCCGAAAGAAATCGAAGTTCTCGACAAGCTGGCGGACGTTGTTCGCGTTGACGCAAAAGCGAAAGCCGAGCCGAAGGCAACCGAAGTGGAAACCGAATCAAAACCGAAAACCACACGCAAAAAGTAACGGAGGTGACGCCGAATGGCTATATCTGACCGATTGACCAAACGATTCCGTAACGTGCCAGGCGTCACATCGGCGGATATAGCCGATTGGGTCGCCGAAGCAAAAGAAGAGTCGGGCTTGACGGAAGGCACGGATACGAACATCGACAACGCTTTACTATATCTAGCGTTTTCAATCGGTTGTCGCGTGATCGCAACGGACGCCGCACGGTTTTTCAAATACACGGACGGTGACGAAAGTATCGACAAGACGGAAATCTTCGAAAAGTACATGCGTCTTTCCCTCGATGCGCTTCGTCAGTACCGGTATTACAAAGACGGCGGCGGCTCACGCACGTTAACACCGAAAAGGGCGGATAATCGATGACCTCGCAAGAACGACTAAACGAACTGCTCGCGAAAGCTGCCCGAAAATACCGTGCTTTAAATGCCGACCTCCAAACGTTTGCCATTGCCGAAATCGACCGCACTCGCCTTGAACTCATCGACATGCTCAACGAATACGCGGATAAGGACGGTACGATAGCGAAAGCGCGTTTAAATTCGTTGCTGCGCGATCTCGAGGCGATCGAGAAAGCGGTTCGCAAGAACGGAATGGCGGCGCTTGAAGAAGTCGTGCGGAAATCGGCGGAAGCGGGCACGCTGGCGGGCGAAACGGCGTTGGTCGGGGCGTTGGGCGAGTCGGTAGCGATGGGCGTTGCGTTCAACCGGCTCAACGCGGAGGTATTTCGTTATGTCGTCAACCGATTTGGCGAGGACGGTTTAGTGTTAAGCGACCGCGTATGGAACTTGGCGGGCGACCAACGCGACGCGCTTAATCGCGTGATTCGCTCGGGTATTATTCGCGGCGAATCGGTCAATCAATTAATCGCGCAAGTTCGTCGCGTGTACGATAACGAAACGTGGAAGATTCGTCGGCTTGTTGTGACGGAAGGCAACACGGCTTATCGCGTAGCCACGGCGTATCGGGCGCAACGAAGCGATGTCGTACGGGGCTTGCGGATTCACCGTGGGCGAGCGAACCGACCGGAACACCGTTGCACGCAGCTGGAACTCGCTGACAAGCACGGGCTGGGCGCCGGTATTTATTTGCCGAGTGACACCGAAATCTATAACCCTCACGCGAATTGTACGAGTTATTTAACATACGAATTGATCGAGGAGGTGCGGTAATGTTAACGCCGGACGATATTCAATGGATAAAAGCGAATCGGTCGGAACTAACGGTAGGCCGCACCGAATCAGTCACGCTTATTCGGCAGTCGGTAAGCGATGTCGACCCGTACACAAACGAACCAATCACGTCGGAAACACGCGAAGTAGTACCGGCGATATGGAAAGAAGTATCGACGGTATTCAACGGCGACCGGTCAGTCGTCAACGGCGTCGAACTTCGTCAAGACGACGTGCTTGTAACGTTTGATTCTGACGTGGATTTAAGCGGAGTTACCGCAATCGAGCGAAACGGCGTTAAATTTTCAATCGTCACGATTGACGAAAAAGGAATCGGAGCGGTCAATCGCTATGAGTGCGTTGCAAGGCGGGTGGTTTAATGAGTAAAGGCGTTAAACTTACGATAAAAGCGCAGGGTGTCGAAGAAGTCTTGCGGAAGCTCGGCGCAAAAGGAGCGCAGGAGTTCGCGAAAGAAATCGATCAAATCGTCGAAAAGCACGCACTCAATATCGTTAATAATGCCCGACGTAATGCTCCGATTGATACAGGCGCGCTCAAAAACTCGATTGATGTATACGAAGAAGGCGAGCTTTATCGCGTTATTGGCTCTGACCGCCCGTATGCACAACGCCAGGAATACGAACACAAAACGAAAAAAGGTTATTTCCGCAAAGCGCTTTGGAACGAGCGCGAGCCGTTCCAAAAAGATGTTCAAGACGTGATTAAGCGGCTAGATAAATGACGGGAGGTGAGCGTTTGCTACACGAGCTTACCTACTCGATTATTGCGCATTTACGCGCAAACGTACCGGAATTACATGACGTTGTTTGGATGTACGATGGTGTCTCGCTCACCGGCAAAACAAAACCGTTTGCGACAGTCGAGCAAATGCAATCGAATACGAACGTTATTACAAAAGCGCGTGAGTATATCGAAACATACTACCGATTTCAAGTCGGTTTGTTTGCGAATAGCATTTCGGAGCGTTCGCGATTGCAAGAAAAAATTCGCGATGTGTTGTTGCAACCGAATATTACGCTATATGACACGACAAAGCCGTCGCCACCGCCAGCGATCGGCTCTTTTTATTGCGATGTTTTAGCCGTCACGCCGATGCCGGTTGAGAATCCGACCGACGAGACGAACAAACATCGCGTTTATTTTGACGTTGAAGTTTATGTTCAACGGAAAAATGGCGGAACAAATTTCGAACAATAGGGGGTCATAACGAATGGCAAAAGGCGTAGATTTCTTAATTTTCGCTGAAACAACGCCGGGAACACATACGAAATTAGCCGGTCAGCGTAACGGCACTCTAAACCGCGACCGTGAAACAATCGATGTAACCTCGAAAGACGGTGACGGTTGGGCTGACGTTGAATACGGACTCGGTTCGTGGTCAATCGAGGGCGACGGTTTGCTCGTCGAAGATGACGAGGCTTTTCAAGCGCTTGAAGACGCGTTCATGAACGAGACTGTCGTTAAGGTTCGTTTCCAAACGGCGGCAGGCAACAAATACGAAGGCGACGCGCTCGTTACCTCGTTCCCAATTGAAGCGCCATATGACGACGCGGCTACTTACTCGATTACGTTGACCGGAAAAGGTAAACCAACGAAAGTAACAGGAACAGGCGCTTAATAACGATTATGGGCGGTGGTTAACCGCCCTTTTTAATTAACGAAAATGAACGGGAGGAAATCGAATGACAACGATTAAACTCGGCGGAAAAGAACGAGAACTAAAATTCTCTTTCGCTTCATTACGCGCTCTTGAAAACTACTACAAAAAGTCAATCGGAAAGATTTTCACGGAAAATGTCGCAAACGAATCACTTGAGACGTTAGTTGTAATGTTATGGGCGTGCTTATACAAATCCGACAAAAAGCTAACGGTTGAAAAAGTCGAGGAACTAATCGACGAATCGCTAGAAAACGAAGAACTGACGTTTGAAGACTTAAAAAACGCGATGCAAGAAGCGTTTAATAATTCCGTGCTTACTAAAGCGAAAAAGGAAGCCGATGAAAAAAACTAGACGGCGGTTGGGATTGGGATGAACTCGAGGCGCAAGCGTTCGGGTATCTCGGTCTTGAACCGCCTAAATTTTATGAGCTAACACCGCGCGAGTACGCCAATATGATGCGCGGAGTGGAGTTACGGATGGAACAACGACGTATAGAAAACGCAGTCCTAGCGTTGATGATTCGCCGAGCAATGAATGAAAAACGCGTTAGCCTTGACGCCTTGCTCGGTAAAAAATTGGCTGACGATCGAAAACAGCGACAAAACAAAGTCGTTTCGATAGATGAAAAACGGCGAACGCTCGAGGAACTTGGACGGGCGCTAGGGGTAACGAAAGGCGGTGAGAGCAAGTGAGCGGGCTTAATATATCGTTTAAGATTTCGGCGATTGACGACTTCTCGCGTGTCATGAAAGACTTGGACAATCAAATAAAAAAAGCGATAAATGCCGCAGGCGAAATCGGAAAATTCGTTTCCGGAATGGGTCTCGCAGTCGGCGCCGGACTTGGTTTTGCGGCTAAAAAAGCGATGGACTTCGAAGCGCAAATGTCGAGCGTGAAGTCAGTCATGTCGCCGGACGAAGTCGCAAAATTCGGCGACACACTCGAAAAACTCGCTATACAGATGGGCGCAAAAACGAAATACTCGGCGCTTGAAGCTGCGCAGGGTATCGAGGAATTGATAAAAGCCGGCGTAAGCGTAACCGACATCATAAACGGCGGGCTTGAAGGCGCTCTGAACCTCGCGACAGCTGGCGAGCTTGAACTCGCGGAAGCGGCGGAAATTGCGTCAACGGCACTCAACGCGTTCCGGGACGATAACCTCACTGTAATTGATGCGGCGAACATTCTTGCGGGCGCCGCAAACGCTTCGGCAACGTCGGTGAATGAAATGCGTTACGGTTTATCGATGGTGTCGGCAGTTGCTTCCGGACTTGGTTTGTCGTTTAAGGATACGTCGACGGCGCTCGCGGTGTTTGCGCAAAACGGTTTGAAAGGGTCGGACGCTGGTACGTCGTTAAAAACGATGCTTGCGAACCTGTCCCCAAAATCAAAAGCCGCCTATGAAACGATGAAAAAACTCGGAATTATTACGAAAGACGGTTCAAACGCCTTCTTCGACGCACAAGGAAACGTTAAATCGTTGGCGGAAATTGCGGGTGTATTACAAAACTCGCTAAAAGGGCTAAACGCCGAGCAGCGTCAGCAAGTGCTTTATACGATGTTCGGGTCTGACGCGATTCGTGCTGCAAACATTCTTTACAAAGAGGGCGCTGAAGGCGTTGAGCAAATGTGGGCGGCAATGTCGAAAGTGACAGCAGCGGAAGTTGCTGCGGAGAAAATGAACAACCTTAAAGGGCGTATTGAAGAGTTAAATGGTGCCGTGGAAACTGCGGCTATTAACACTCGTATCGTACTTTTGCCGATAATAGACGCTGTAGTTGCTGCGCTTCAAAAGCTTGTCGACTGGTTCAACAACTTGTCGCCGGAAATGCAAACGGTTATTACGCTGACTGCGGCAGTAGCGGCCGGGTTAATGTTGATTGCTGGTCCGTTGCTTATTATAATCGGTTTTCTTCCGAACATTATTGCGGGATTTGGCGCTATCGCAGGCGCATTAGGCATTACGACAGGCGCACTCGCAGGATTTCTCGGAATTGCGACAGGGGTTGTCGCAGGAATCACGGTACTTGGCGCTACTTTATACGCGTACCGAAAGCAAATAAAGGATTTCGGAAAATCCGTTGTTTCAGCGTTAAGTGAAGTTAAGTCGGTTATGCAAGACGTTTTCGGCTGGATAGGCGCGGTTGTGGGGCCTATTATCGACGACGCGATTGTTCGTTTTAAACAACTAGGAAGCACCGTTTTATCAGCTTTACACGGCGATTTTAATTCTT